TCTAGAACGTTCCGTCGTCCAGTTGACTGGTCAATGCAACTGTTCCGGTGGCATTAGGCAATGTGATTGTACGATCTGCTGTTGGATCGGCAGCCGCAAGTGTAGTTTCAAAGCTGTCGTCCGTAGCACCTTCAAACAGCAAACTGCCTGTGCTGCCGATTGTCACTGCACCAGTGAACGTGCCACCGGCTTTTGGCATTGCCGATGCAATCAAGTCATAGGCAGTCTTGACGGCATTAGCGGTAGCAGCTTGCGTAGTTGATGTGGAGCTGGTGGTGTTGTTAAGTTGAACGACACCAGCATTACTGGTCGTAGCAGCTTGAATTTTTGTCGCAGTAATTGCGGCGCTAGCGTTAATGTCAGCGTCAACGATGGCGCCAGCAGAAATTGAAGTAACACCAGCATTACTGATGCTGATGTCGCCTGTAATTGCAACGGCGGTGGTTACGTTAGATGCGCTGCCAATCAGTATGTGACCACTAGTTAGCGACGCAAGTTTGCTGAACGCGATATTGGCACTAGCGTTGATGTCGTCATTGACGATGGTGCCATCGGCGATCATCGTGCTCGTGACGGTTCCAGTGTCACCGCTTGTGATGATGGTGCCGCTGACATCCGGGAACGTTAAAGTGCGATCTGCTGTCGGATCGGCAACAGCTAGCGTCGTTTCAAATAGGTCAGGCGTCGGACCTTCGAATGTCAGCGAACCAGTGGCACCAATCTCAAGATTGCCGGTAACCGTTCCACCAGCCGTGGAGAGTTTTTCTGTATCAAGCTCCTGTAATGCCGCTTGAACATTTGTAGATTGAATTCCGCCATAAGGCGTAACGCTAATGTTTGTTGCTTGCTGCGAAGCGACAAAACTGGAGACATCAAGCAACTCCCAGGTTGTGCCATTAGACAGCAAAATATCGGGAGGATTTAGCGCAACACTGGGCGCCGGGGCTGTGCCCGTCCCAAGTTCGCTAACGACTAAGTAATACTGGCGATTATCATTTGACGCCGCAGGCAATGCGGAGCCAGCACTTAGCCCAGCAGCTTGACCTTGCGTAGTAACAGACGCGACAAGGTTTGTTGAAGCGTCGTATGTACCAGCAAAGATGATTTCACCGCTTGTAATCGTAACAGGCTGCCAAGCACTGCCATCCCACAAATAAAGGTCATTATTGATTGCATCAAAGAAAAATTCTCCCTGAAAAGACGCAGTCGGAAATGTAACGACGCCAGCAGTAGATCCAGCGCCGCCGAAGGTAACAGTGGAAGAATCTGCGAGTTTGTCACCTGTAATTGTTCCGGCGCCAATACGCGCAACGTCAAGCGTGCCGCTGGTTAGCTTTACAGCACTAATATCTGGAATATCAGCAGCAACAAGATTTGCACCGCTGGTAACTATGCCTTTTTGATTAACGGTAACCTTCGGATATGTACCGACTGTGACGGAACTATTTGTAATAGTTAAGCTGCCACTGCCATCAACTTCAAGACCGCCCGCGCCTGGCACGCTAACCGCACCGATTGCGCTCGGGGTTGCTACAGGTAGATCTGAGCTAGTCAGAGCGACTGCAGACGTAATTAGACCGTTGCTGTCATATGTAATCCCCGAAACTGTGCCCGCAGTCAGCGTGTTGGCAATGCTTAGTTCGCCAGTTCCAGATACAGATAAACCGGAATCTGCAGGAATACTGACGGCGCCAACCGCACTTGTAGTAGCAAGCGGAAGGTCTGCTGCGACAAGCGCAGCTGTTGCCGTGATATGACCTTGAGCATCGAAGGAAATACCGCTGCGGGTTGCGGCAGTAATTAAATTAGTGTGCCCAATGCTGCCCGTTGTTTTGTCTAGACCACGGTCTAATGATGCTGCTGGAATCTTGGCTGCTGTAACCGTATCAGAGCTAAGTTTTGCACCATCAATGCCGTTTGCAAGTTTGATGTCGGTGACGTTGCCGTCAATCAGTGCGTTGGTGTCAACTGAGTTGTCGGCTAATTCGCTGGCACCGACAGATCCAGCTGCAAGCTGCAGTGAAGTTACGCTGTCCGTTTGAAGTTTTGCACCTGGAATTGATCCATCGGCGAAATTTGTTTTGCCATAAGTGACAGACAGATCAGCAAGTTCAGTGGTGCCAACCGCTCCCGAGCTGATGCTTGTTGCAAAGCTGCCAGTGCCGCTACCCGTTACAGAGCCAGTGAGGATAATAGTTTGATCGCCTGTGTTAGTTCCGCTGCTAGTGCCACTAAAACTGGAACCATTAACCCAAGTGCCGGTCGCAGTGGCAAGGCTGCTTAATCCAAGCGTGGTGCGTTGAGCAGCGGCGTCGGCACCGCCAAGCAGCGCACGACCAGCAGCAGTACAGCTAATTTCTTCAATAGTTCCGGCACTAACAGCGCGACCGAGCAAAACATCACCGCTGGTTGCAGTTTGAAGTTTTGCGTAAGTAACGGCATTATTTGAAATCTTGCTTTCAGTAATACTGTCGTTTGCTATTGATGTAGCAAATGAGCCAGTGCCACTACCTGTGACATCACCTGTCAGCGTGATCGTTTGATCGCCTGTATTAGTGCCGCTGCTCGTACCACTGAAACTGGAACCGTTGACCCAAGTGCCGGTTGATGTTGCTAGATCACCAAGACCAAGAGTAATGCGCTGTGACGTTGCATCAAGGTCGTCCAATAAGGCGCGACCTGCTGCGGTACAGGTGATTTCCTCAACTAAACCCGCACCGATTGATGAGCGACCCAGAATAACGTCGGTGGCACTGGTGTCTTGGATTTTTGCGTAGGTAACTGCACCATCGGCAAGCTCAATGGTATCGACTGATCCGGCTGACAAACTTGCGGCAAAAGTGCCGGTGCCGCTTCCAGTGACATCACCAGTCAGTGTGATTGTCTGGTCACCCGTATTGGTGCCAGAGCTGGTGCCACTAAAGGTGCCACTTTGGGTGGCAAGTGTGCCTAACCCAAGCGTGGTGCGTTGAGCGGCGGCATCTGCGTCGTCAAGCAGCGCACGGCCTGCCAGCGTGCAGGCAATCTCTTCTACATCACCAGCGCCTGCACTAGCGCGACCGAGCAAAACATCGGTATTGATGTTTTGAATTTTGGCAAAAGTTACTGCATCATTGTTGATTTTTGCCGTGGTGACTGCTAGATCGGCAAGTTCAGCGGTATCAACGCTGCCCACCCCGATAGTGCTGCCCGAGATTTTCGCCGCCGGGATGGTGGCATCATCAACCAGGTCGAAACCACCCTCAAGCAGGTCCTTAACGGTAATCTTTTTGGTCTCTGCTGCCGACAGGTCCGCAATGGCAAGCGGATCCGTGGCTTGCAGCGACGCTGCACTAAGGACTGGCAGATTCGAGATCTCAAGATCTGGCAAGGTCTTACTCCCCTAGATTGCAGAGCGCTTACGCACAGTTTAGTTCTCCTGCAACAAGCGGTTGCCGTCTTCCTGTAGCAGGTGAGAGCTGTCTTCCTGCAAGATGTAGGACGGCGGCAATCCCTGTTTTAGGACGATGTCGCCAGATGTCACAAAATCAACGCGGGTTTCGATTGCGGTGTCGTTTGGAACAGAAACGGCGACATTAGTAATGACGCATTTGGCTTCATACCAGACGCTTTCAGGGTTTTCTGGTGTTCCGGCGTAAATGAAAAACCGCCCATTAAAATCAGCGCCCTGCTGAACGCGAACGACCAACCGCGCCAGGTACGAAGGGAACTCAATTTCATTGCCACTGTAGTTAGCGAAACCAACCGTTGGAAAACTTTCCCAAAAACAATTCAACGCGCCTTGTCCTGATATCAGTCCCTGTTCGTACTGGCTGCGAAATTCACTGCCGAGGGATGTCAAATCAACAGTGTCTCTTGTTGTAGTTAATTCAAAGTCTTTAATTTTTGCCACAAATCTATAACGATCATTTTTAGTTTGTATTGTAATAGCCTGCGTTGCGCTAGGCGCAATTAGTGCGACGGCATCGCCTTGCGCCCCAGAAAGTGATGCTTGAAAGCGATCGTAAAGTCGCAAGCCACCCGCTTCATCTAAGTGGACATACCACTGGCCATCTGGGTAAAGGTGACCATCCACTAACTGCAGATTTGATCCGTCTACAGTTGCAATCTCGATACGATCCCCTGTGACTAACGTGTTGGCACGAAAATCAACCGAAAACCGACGACGCGATACATTGACATCACTTGGATCCAGTGTGGTTTCAAGCGGTGCATCCGTAGAATCCCGGTCCAGTTCAACTGATCCGGTATACCCAAGGTAAATCGACATCAGAGGTTTGAGCTGATGGCTTGACCCGTCACCTCAAAAGTAACATCGATGGCAAATACTTCCCCGACTGCCATGCTCATGCTTACGCCGGTAATCCAAGCGTAAACCTGAATAAATTTGCTGCTATCAACGTGCAGCTTGAAAGTGACAACATCAGACTGCGTAGCTACGCCGTCTTCTGCACTAGTGCCGCCAGTTTTAATGAGATTGGTAATGAAGTTGGTAGCTGTGCCATCAGAGTGGTAAA